TTCTGTCTCGCCTCGACCGATCATGGCCCGATGCTGGTTAACCGGCTCGACTACAACCATTCGTTCAACGGCGCGTTCTATGGCGTCGGCGCTCAACTGATGGAAAACGGCGCTTACGATCCGCGCGACGTTGACATGCTCAAGAACCTTCTCATGGTTCGCCGCGAGCATCATGGCGATGGCGTCGTGGCGCTCGACTGTGGCGCGAATATCGGGGTGCATTCGGTCGAATGGGCTCGCCTGATGAAAGGCTGGGGCAATGTCATTGCGGTCGAGGCTCAGGAGCGCATCTATTACGCACTGGCTGGCAACCTGGTGCTTCAAAACTGCTTCAACGCTAGAGCGATTTGGGCGGCGGTTGGAGCCGAGGCCGGAACCATCAGCTTCCCTGAGCCTGACTATACCCGACAGTCCAGCTTCGGAAGCTTCGAGCTGCGTCCGCGAGCAGGCGGAGAGTTTATTGGCCAGCCTGTGGACTATGGATCGCCTACTGCGACAGTCGAGTCCATCACCATCGATTCACTAGAGTTGCAGCGGCTTGACCTGCTGAAAATCGACATCGAAGGAATGGAGATCGAGGCGCTGGCTGGTGCGAAAGATACCATTGCGCGCTGCAAGCCTATCCTCTTTGTCGAGGTCATCAAGTCGGACCGCGATCTCATTGCGGAAGCCCTGCGCAATGAGGGCTATCGGATCATTCCGCATGGCATGAATATGCTGGCGATCCACGAGGCCGACCCGACGATGGCGAATATCTCAGTCGAGCGGGAGGCCGCGTGAGCGACGCTGAGAAATATCGCGCCTATGCGAACGATCTGTTGCGCAACCCCGACGATCCCGAATCCATCGTCAATCAGTTCAGCGTCCTCAGCGAGAAGAAAGAATACGCCAAGCACTATCTGCCGCTCGCCAAGCGCGCTTACGATCTTGCGCCGGGCGAGATTAACACGATGTTCAACTATGCCTCCGCGCTCCATCGCAACGGGCATTTTGAAAAGGCTCTGAGGCTCTACAAGGCATGTGTTGACAAGGCCGATGCGGAATGGATGCCAGTTGTTCTGCACCATATCGGCATCGCCTATCGCACGCTGAACGACAACACACGCGCGGCTGACTACTATCAGCGCGCTTACGATCTCAAGCCCGATCCTTCGATCCTCAAGGACAAGGCACTTGCGCTGCTGGCCGGCGGCGATCTGTACGAAGGACTGAGGCTGTTCGAGGCGCGCAAGGAAAGCGCCAAAGCGCGGTTCGCGAAGAATGGCTCGCGGCTGGTGAACCAGCAGAAGTTGCCGGACAACGCCGTGCATTGGGACGGTGAAGACCTGACAGGCAAGCATCTGGTCGTCTATCACGAGGAAGGTTCGGGCGACTTCATTCAGGTGTGCCGCTTTATCCCACGCCTGCGCAAATTGAAGCCGGCTAGCATTAAACTATGCGGGCCGGTGCCGAACCTGCTCGATCTTGTTGCCGACAATATCGAGGTTGATGGCATCGTCCCGCTGTCAGAGTTCGACGCGGATTATGTCGTCGGGTCATGGTCTGTGCCGTGGCGCACCGGCGTCACTTACGCAGACGTAAGCGGCAAGCCGTATTTCACGGCAGAGCCGCTCAAGCTGCCAAAGCGCGGCAAGCTGAATGTCGGCCTCGTGTGGCGCGGTAATCCGGCTTACGGCATGGACCTGCATCGGTCGATGCCGTTCGCAAGCTATGCGCCGCTGTTCGATTTGCCGGGCGTTGCGTTTCATTCGTTGCAGGCCGGACCGCCTGCTTTGGAGGTCACTGAACTTGGATACGATGGCTTCGTCGCCAACCTCGAACCGTTTTGCGGCGACTGGCGCGCAACCGCTCGCGTCATTCAATCCCTTGACGTGGTGGTGTCAGTTGACACTGCTTGCGCTCACCTGGCCGGCGCTCTGGGCAAGCCCGTCTATATCCTTACGACCTGCGCCTCGGACTGGCGATGGAATCGCGCCACCGAGCGAACGGTCTGGTACGACTCCGCCCGCGTCATCCGGCAAGCGACGCAAGACCATTGGTCGCCGTCCGTCCTCCGCGTCCGCGAAGCGCTAAAAGGAATGTTGGATGAGCGACGACAGGCTGCTTGACGCGCGCAATCGCGCTGTCAGGGCGCAGACGCTCGTTGACGATCCACTGCTGAAAGAGGGCTTTGACGCGCTGGAAGCCGCCTATATCGCGGCATGGCGCGCAACGAGGCCGGAAGATCAGAACGCCCGCGAGAAGCTCTACCTTGCGGTCAACGTCATCGGAAAGCTGAGAGAGCATCTACAGTCGGTCATTGCGAATGGTCGCATTGCCGATGCTGAACTGCACGCGCTCACGCAAGAGCAAGAGCGCCGCAAGCGGTTCGGCATAATCTAAGGGACAGCACATGGACGGACAGATGCAGCCCGCCTCGCCAGAGGCAGGGAGCGAAGTCGCGTGGACTCATACCGCAGGCGGATCGGGCGAACTGAGCGTTTCCGAAGCCGCACGCTCGCTGGCAATGGCGCGCTACAAGCGCGACGCCGGCGACCAGGAACAACAGGCAGCGCAGGCGGAGACGCCAGCGGCAGCCGAAGCAGAATCGGCCTCGCAAGAGGCTGACGCCGCCCCTCAAGCAGAGGCTCCCGGCGAGACGCAGGCAGACGACCCGGCAAATAATTTGCCGCCCATCGAGCCGCCGAGGTCTTGGACGACTGAAGCAAAAGACCGCTGGCAATCCTTGCCTCGCGAAACGCAAGAATATCTTGCTGGACGCGAACAGGAACGCGAGACGGCTCTGCGCAGAAGTCAAAACGAAGCCGCTGAGCAGCGCAAGGCTTTTGAAGCCAAGCTAAGCGAAGTGGAGAATGTACGACAGGACTACGAAAGCAGGCTGCCGGCACTTGCAGCGGCCATTGAAGCGACGATCCAGAACCAATTCGCTGACATTCAGTCGATTGCGGATGTGCGTCGTATGCAGGCGGAAGACCCCTTCCGCTTTCAGCAGTGGCAGATGCATCAGATGGAGCTTCAAACGGTTCAGGCCCAGAAGGCCGAGGCCGAGAAGCACCAGACCGAGGCGAAGATTCGCGAGCGCAACGACTATCGCGTAGCGCAGACGAAACTGCTGCTCGAAAAAGTGCCGGAACTGAGCGATGCGAAGAAATTCGCTGAGACTCAGACGCGCGCGGTTGAGTTTCTGAAAGACTATGGTTTTGCGGACGCGGAGCTTGCCGAGCTTGGCGAGAGCCGTTTCAGCGACAACGCAAACTTTCAGCGGCTCGTCCTCGACGCAATGGCTTTCCGCGATGGCCAGAGGGCCAAAGCGCAAGTCCTGAAAGCATCGCCTCCGCCCGTTCTGCGGCCGGGTGCCCCGAAGGCACCGAGCGCGGGCATTCAAGCCCAAATCCAAACCCTCAAATCGCAACTCGACAAGGCGTCGGGTCTGCAAGCCGTTCGCCTCGGTGCAGAGATCACCAAGCTCGAACGTCAGGCAGGCCGCCGCTAGTCATCTGACCTCAAAAGGAACCAACGCCAATGACCATGGGAACATCTGCGTTCTCCACCTTTGCCGCTGTCGGCAACCGTGAGGACATCACCGATACGATCTACCGCATCGATCCGACCGATACGCCGTTCTATTCCGGCGTCGAAAAGGCGAAAGCTTCTGCCGTCAACCACGAATGGCAGACCCAGGCTCTCCGCTCCGTCGCGGCCAATGCGCAGCTCGAAGGCGACGACATCACGGCGGTTTCGCGTACTCCGACCGTTCGTCTCGGCAACATCTGCCAAATCCTGTACACCAGCGCCCGCGTCACTGGTACGCAGCGCGTCGTTGATCACGCCGGCCGTGACGACGAAATGGCCTATCAGGAAATGCTGGCGGGCCTCGAGCTCAAGCGTGACATCGAATACAACCTCGTCGGCCTTTCGACCGCCAAGGTGACCGGTGCCACGACCACGGCGCGCAAGTTCGCGTCGGTCAATGCGTGGATCACGACCAACACTGACAAGGGCGGAGGCACTGCGGCCGATCCGACTGCGGCTGATGGCACGAGCGCGCGCGTTGACTCGGCCACGCTCTCGGCCTTCACCGAGGCGCGCCTCAAGAACGTCATCAAGAAGTGCTTCGATCAGGGCGGTAAGCCAACCGTCGTGATGCTGAACAGCTTCAACAAGCAGCAGTTCAGTACCTTCACTGGTCGCGGCACTCCGATGCAGGATCAGGGCGAGCGCAAGATCACTGCGGCGGTTGACGTGTACGAGTCCGACTTCGGCCGGCTCAAGGTTACTCCGAACCGCTTCATGCGCCAGCGTGACGCCTTCGTGTTGCAGATGGATATGTGGGCGACTGCCCCGCTTCCGGGCCGCAGCATGGTGTCGTTCCCGCTCGCCAAGATCGGCGACAGCGACGCCAAGGTGATCCTGTCGGAAATGACGCTCGAAAGCCGTAACGAGAAGGCTTCTGGCGGCGTGTTCGACCTGACCACTGCCTGATAGCAGCCAGTCACCCTCAACATAAGGCGGTCCTTCGTGGCCGCCTTTTTCATTGGAGAATGCAATGGCTCTATCCGGCACTCATGATCTGCGTGAGCAGGTGGTGTACGCTCAGGTGGCGAATGTTTCGTCAACCTCTGTCGTATACAGCTGCGCTCCGTTTCGCGGGCGCGTCGTCAAGGTTGGCGTCGTGCTGTCGTCTGCGGCTTCGACTGCGGACGCGACCTGTACAACCTCGTTGGCGGGCACCAACATCACTAACGGCGTTGTCACTGTTACGCAGTCCGGCTCCGCTGCCGGCTCTGTATTCACGTCAACACCTTCTGCGGCGAATACCTGCAACGAGGACGACAAGATCGGCTTCACCTTCTCCGGTTCGGGGACGGCGGGCGGTCCTGTGACGTGCTTCGCAGTGGTGCGGAGGGCGTAACATGGCATTTGTTGGCGGGACCGGCCGTCTCGGCAAGGTCCAATCCGTGGCCTACACGGGCACTGCCGGCACGATCTCGACCGCCATCAGTGCTGGCGTTCAGACCGTGCGCATCGTCGTCACGAGCAACGCTTATGTCGCTGTCGGGGTGTCTCCGACCGCGACGACTTCCGACACTTACGTTCCGGCCAATTGGCCGGAATACATCAACGTCATGCCCGGTGAGAAGGTGTCTGCGATCCAGGCGTCTGCCGGCGGCACGCTCAACGTGACGGAAATTCCGTGAGCGACGGCAGCATCGTCAACCGGGCGTTCTATGACGCGGGGGAGCGTGAATTTACGTTCCTCCGCGTTCAGGACGTTGAGCCGATCCTCGAACACAACGCAATGCTGCGCCAGCAGGAACAGCATGGCGAGAGCTTTCGGCAGATCGGATCGGTGCCGAACGTGATGATTGAGAAATGGCTGCATGAAGAATTGGACCGGGGCAACGTCGGTCTGAGGATTGGCAGCGAGGAATTTGACCGCCTCATCTGGCGCAAGCTGCAAGACCCCGAATATGCGAAATTCCGCACTGACGGCGTGAAGTTCAAGCTGGGATACGGCGACACATGAGCTTTGCCGATTACACGTCCTTGCAGAGCGAGATTAGCGATTATCTCGCACGCGGCGATTTGACCGACAAAATCCCGTCGTTCATTCGGTTGTGCGAGGCAAAGCTGAACCGCATCCTGACCTGCAAGGATATGGAGCAGCGTTCGACCGCGACGATTGACATTGCGTCGGACGAGCCTGAGTTTCTGTCGCTGCCGACCGACTTTCAGGCGATGCGCCGCATTCGGCTGAGCAGTATCGCCAGCAAGCCGCGTCTTGAATTTGCGACGCAGGCTTTTATCGACGACAAGCGCACAAGTGGCGGCAACGTCATTGGTCAGCCGCGCTGGTTCACGGTGATGGGGTCGGAGCTGGAATTGTTTCCGACGCCTGATGCGGCCTACGTCCTCGAAATGATCTACCGCAAGCAAATTCCCGCGCTCGCGGACAACGACACCAACTGGCTGCTTGAGACGCATCCAGACGCCTATCTGTACGGCGCGCTGCTCGAAGCCGAACCGTACATGAAGAATGACGCGCGCATCGGAACATGGTCGCAAGCGCTCGCGTCTGTCGTTGATCAAATCAACACTAATTCGCAGATTGCGGCGTTTAACGCCGGCCCGCTTTCAATCCAGCTACGGACGCAGACGCCTTAATGTCGCCTCGCATCACGCACTCCAAGGTCAGCGGCAAGCCCAATCCGACCGACGCCTCGAAAGTGGGCGGTGAGGATTGGGACGCGGATCATGTCATTGACGGGCTGACCATCGGCACGGACGTGCAGGCGCATGACACGACGCTCGATGCGTTGGCGGCGTTCGACTCGAACGGCATCCTCGTGCAGTACGGGACCGATCAGTTCACCGCTCGCACGCTGACCGGCACCGCGAACGAAATTACTGTCACGAATGGCGCGGGCGCGTCTGGTAATCCGACGATCAGCCTGCCTTCCGCGCTGACGTTCACGGGCAAGACCGTGACGGGCGGCACGTTCAACGATATTCTGTCGTTGACGGCGCATACGGCTGGGGCGTCGCTTAATCCGCTGTCCGTTGATGGGCGGCTTGCGAAATTCTATGACGGTTCTGCCAGTTCGCCGGTAACATCCGGTCTGCCATCCGTCGCCATCTCACGTTATGAGTCAGTCAGTACCGACACGCAGGGCGTTCAGAACCCGGCGCTGCTGGTCGAGGCGATCGGAAACAATGTCGGCGGTAGCCCAACACCCGATCCGCAGACGCTAGCAATCCGGGCATTCGCCGAGCAAAAAGGCACTGGCGATGTGCTCGGCATCGCGTCAACAGTCATTCAGAATAATGCGCAGCCGAATTCGGGCAGAATTGCATATGGTTATTATGCAAACGTCTGGGCTAAGGGCAGCGCATCCGCCGCCTATGGCATGGAGACGCACATCTTCAATGATGCGGCGGCGACGCCCTATGCGACCGGGACCACGCCGTACCATGTCGGCGCGGTCTATTTCGCGGGCGGAGCCTTTAAAAGCACGGCCGGCATTTATTTTGCTCCGACTGCGGGCAGCACCCAGCAGTGGGATGTCGGCATCGCGTTCAGGGCGGGGTCTATCGCCACAGCCACGCTCTGGGACGACAGCAGCTCGGTGACGACGCTGCGCGACAAGGGATCGCACACCGACGGCATCGACCTGTCGGCGGCGACATACAGCGGCTCTCCGTTCAAGTCAACCGGCTTTAGCGTCAGCAATATCGGCGGCGTCACGGCAGACACGGTGCTGGTGAAAAGTGTTCTGGCGCTCGATCACGCCAACGCGGACGTTGAACTTGGCTCGACGACCGCGAGCGGAACGCCGCTAATCGATTTCCACTCATCCGGCAACAACATCGACTATGACGCGCGCATCATCGCGTCTGGCGGCACTGGCGTTGCAGGAAACGGCACGCTGTCGGTAGCGGCTGCGGTGTTCGCGCTGCCAGGCGTGACGACGATTGGCGGCGTTCAGGCCGTGTCGATCAGTGCGAGTCAGACGCTCACCAACAAGAGCATGGACGGCGGTTCGAACACATTCACGAACATTCCGGCATCGGCCATCGTCAGCGCGGCTCTGACCCGCACGAACGATACCAACGTCACGCTAACGCTTGGCGGATCACCAACGACGGCGCTGCTCAACGCGGCATCCATCACGGTCGGCTGGTCCGGCACGCTGGCACCGTCGCGCGGCGGTACCGGCATTTCCAGCCTTGGGACCGGTGTTGCAACTGCACTTGGCATCAATGTGGGGTCGGCCGGCGCTCCCGTCATCAACGGCGGCGCACTTGGATCGCCGTCATCGATTGGCACCTTGCCCGCGTTTACGCTTGGCGGTGCGATCAGCGGCGGCGGGAACCAGATCAACAACGTCATCATTGGCGCAAGCACGCCGTTGGCGGGATCGTTCACGACGATTGCAGGCACCGACATTGCATCATCGGGCTACGTGCAGGCGGCGGCAACCAGCGGGTACAAGCTAGGCAGTAATGTCGTTTTGGATACAACTGGATTCTACACAAGACTAAAGGCCCCAGACGGAAACCAAGGTCTTAGTTTCGGTAGCACCGCCAACGACCCTAGCGCCTATTTTGATAATGACACATCGGCGTTCCGATCGCGCGGAGCTGGCTCCAATTACACCACAATCACGTCGTCCGGCGTCAATATTCAGTCTGGCAATCTTCTAAAGGCCGGAACGCAAGTAGTTGGCGCACGCGACACCGGCTGGGGCGCGATGACCGGTACAGCGAACAAAAATACAGCCTATGACACATCGACCGTCACGCTGGCTCAGCTTGCCGGGCGCGTCATGTCGTTGCAAGCAGCGCTTACTACGCATGGCCTTATTGGCACTTAACAGGAGCAAAAATGAACGACATCAACGCGCGCATTCAGATGATTATCGGCGGCCTCGTAATCGAGAACGCGGCGCTCAAGCTGCAAATCGAGCAGCTACAGGCGCAGCTTGCCAGCGCCCCAAAGCCTGCCGATCCGCCTCCGACCGATGGCTAAGTTTCGTTCTTTCGACAGCTACTCGTTCGACTTCGCCGCGTTTGACGTGGACCCGTTCGGACCCATCGATCCCGACCAAGAAACGTGGACGGACAAGACGGTGCAGTTCGAGACGTGGACGCCAAAGACCAAACAATCGGAAGATTGGACTGATCTGTAATGCCGCTTCTGCAATTCGGTGAATGGCGGCCCGACGTGGCCGATTATGGCGGGCAGACCACGCACACGATTCAGAACGTCATTCCGCGCGGCGATGGCTACGGGCCATTTCCATCGGCCTCTGTTTATACGAGCGCGCTCGCTGCTACCTGTCGCGGCGCTTTCTATGCGCTCAAGTCTGACGGCTCTGTGATTGTGTTTGCCGGCACGGAAACGAAGCTCTATCAGCTCAATAATACCGATTACACATGGACCGATGTTTCCAAATCGGCAGGCACCTATACGGCGCTGTCGTCGGATGCACAGTGGCGCTTTGCGCAGACGGGCAACCTGGTATTCGCGACGCAGAAGAACGCGCCGTTGCAGGTATTCGACCTGTCGAGTTCGACGGCGTTTTCTGACGCAGCGGGAAGCCCTCCGCAAGCTGCGTATATCGACGTGGTGGGCCGGTTCCTTGTGCTAAGCGGCCTTCTGTCGGCTCCGTATCGCATCCAGTGGAGCGGGTTGAACAGCTTCAATAGCTCGCAATCTTGGACCGCAGGCGTCAATTCGTCCGACTATCAGGATTTTCCGGACGGCGGCATCGTTCGCGGCGTTGCCGGCGGTGAATTTGGTTACATCTTCCAGGATCAGGCGATCCGCCGCATGACATTCGTTCCCGGCTCGCCACTGGTGTTTCAGATTGACCGCATTGCGCAGGATATGGGCCTGTTCGCGCCCTACAGCATCATTCGCGCTGGCGAGCTGGTGTTTTTTTATTCGGGCAAAGGTTTTTATCAGATCGCGCCGGGATCGTTGCCGCAGCAGATCGGGCGAGAGAAGGTTGACCGCACGTTTCTTTCCGAGCTTGATCGCGGCAATCCGCAACTGTTCATGGGCGCGGCCGATCCGCGCTCAAGCCGCATTTATTGGGCCTACAAATCGAGCGCCGGCACGGCTGGCCTGTACGACAAGCTGATTGGCTACGACTACATGCTGGCGCGGTTCTTTCCAATCAGCATGTCCGGCGAATATCTGCTTGGCATTTCTCAAACCGGCCTCACGCTGGAATCGCTCGACAGTATTTCGTCGTCCATCGACTCAATGACGCTGACGCTTGACGCCTACGCAACGGCAGTGCAGCCGGAAAATGCACAGTTCGGAAGCGATCACAAACTGTCATTCTTTAGAGGCTCCGCGCTTGAGGCAACGATGGTTACGCCCGAGCAGGGCGCGGATGCGCAGCGCATTTACGTCAACGGCTTTAGACCTATTAGCGATGCTGGCTCTCTATACGGCTCTCTCATATATCGTGATACGCAGTTTTCGACGACGACGACGACAAGCGAGGCGGCGGTAAGCACGCGAACCGGGCGCTGCGACATGCGCCGTGACACGCGATACGCGCGCGTCAAGGTGCGTATTCCATCGGCGACGACATGGACGTTTTGCGCGGGCGTTGAGCCTGACGTAACGGCGACAGGGCTGCAATGACCGCGCGCGTTCTGTCACGCAACGAGCGCGATCCAGCAACGATTGCGCTCGTTGTTAATGAGCTGGCATCGGGGCGATCCAACGCGCATGGCACGTTTACGCTGACGACAAGCACGACTTCAACAGTCGTCACCAACGCGAATTGCGCGGCTGCGAGCTGCGTCAAGATCACGCCAACGACGGCCAATGCGGCCGGCGCGCTGGCGACAACTTACATCACGGCGGCGAACGGTTCGTTCACGATCACACACGCCAGCAACGGTCAGACGGATCGAACCTTTACCTATGCCATCCAGGGCTAGGCTTTACTGCGTTCCGCCTTCCATGTGTTCCGAGTTTTGGCCGCACGTCGAAGGCATGTTGCGCGGAGCCGAGCGCACGCGATTGCTCGACCTTGAGACGGTCCGCAAGGATGTCTGCGAGGGAAACGGCCTGCTCTGGCTGGCATACGGCGACGGTATCGAGGGCGCGGCGACAACTGCGCTGCAACGTGTTGCCGGGCATCTGTACTGCGTCATTACCGCGTGCGGCGGCGTCGGGCTGGATCACTGGATAACGCTTATCGAGGGTATCGAAGCCTACGCGAAAGCCGAGGGCTGCAAGGCCGTGCGCATCGTCGGCCGCAAGGGCTGGCGACGCAAACTCAGGGATTACGCCGTGACGAATTATGTGATGGAAAGGACGCTCTGACATGGGGTCGTCGTCAAGCACCACCAATTCCAGCTCCACCACTAATCCGTGGGAAGCAGCTCAGCCGTTCCTCAAGGGCGTATTGGGCCAGCTCGGCCAGGGTCTTGGCAATACCGGATTGACCGGAGCCGAAACCGGCGCTCTCAACGAGATCGAGAAGAACGCGGCCAACGCCGGTCAATTCACGGGCCAGCTTACCGATCTGACGCGCAATCTGCTGAACGGCGGCGGCGCAAATGCGCAGTCCGGGATGCTGACGCAGGGCTACCAGGATTTGCAGCGTCGCTTGGGCGGTATCGCTGACGGCAACGAAATGGGCGCGAACAGCGGCCTCAAGCCGTATCTCGATAGCATCGCGGCCGACACGACGCAGCAAGTGAACGGCATGTTTGCCGGCGCTGGACGTGATTTCAGCGGCATGAACATGCAGACCCTTGCGCGTGGCATCATGCAGGGGCAAGCGCCGGTCGTGGCGCAGCAATACAATCAGGACAAGCAGAACCAGATCGGCGCGGCCAATGCGCTGTACGGGGCTAGCAACACGACTGGCGGCCTATTGACGGGCCTCAATCAGATGGGCCTCGCCAATCAGCAGGCCGGCGCGCAACTGGCTCCGAGCGTGCTGGAAAGCGCCAACGCTGGCTCCAAGTCCATCCTCGAGGCGGAAGCGGCGCGGCGCGGCATCCCGATTCAGGCGCTCGGCCTGCTTGCGCAAATCGGCATCCCGATTGGCGGCCTTGGGCAGCAGACCAGTGGCACCAGCACGACGACGAAAAATCCGTCCATCCTCGAGCAGCTCACGGGCTGGAAAAATCTGCTGTGGAAATGAGGCGCACTGATGGGCCTGTTTGACGCGCTCCAATTCGATCCGGCGACTTATCAGAGCCCGCAGGGTGGCCTGCTGTCTCGATTGCAGGCGCTCATTGCTCAGCAGTCGCAATACAATCCGCAGTCATCCGGCTTTCCGCAGCAGGATCAGGGCGCGGCGATCCCCGCCAATGCTCAGCCGGCGCAGGCCGTGCCTGGTGCACCGATGCAGATTGCGCCTCAGATGCCGGCCTCTCCTGCTCCGCAACAGCAGTCATTCCTTGGCGGTCTTGGCGACCGCCTGTCGGGAGGGTTGCAGGGTTTTGGCGGACAGCTGCCAGAAGGCAGCCCGATCAAGGCGATCTTCAACGGCGCAATGGGTCTGGCGTCCGGTGAAAATCCGGCCACCATGCAAAACCAGACCGCGCGCGCTCTCGTCGCCAAGGGTCTTGATCCGTCCATCGCTCAGCAGGTCGTGAAAGACCCCGGCTTGATGCGTGCCGTTCTGCCACATTTGTTCGACAAGCCCGGTCAGACCGACGACATCAAGGAATATGAGTACGCGAAGAAAGAAGACCCGTCGCTGACGTTCGAAAAGTTTATGCAGCGCAAGAAGTCTGTTACTGGCGAATACTCTCTCAGTCCGGTCTACGGCACGAATGAGAAGGGCGAAACCGTCCTGATGCAGACCGGAAAGGGTGGCGAGGCGATCCAGACCAAGCTCCCGCCCGGCGTCAAGGTTTCTAGCGGTGTTGAGAAAATCGACCTCGGCACGCAATGGGGCATCATCGACAAAAAGTCCGGCAATATGGTCGGCACACAGCCGAAGGATATTGTCGGCAAGGAATCGGCCGAGGAGCGCGGCAAGGCGCTTGGTCAGGCACAAGTGGCACTGCCAAACGTCATTGCCAATGCCGAACAGACGCTCAAGACCATTCAGAGCGTCAAGAGCGATCCTTATCTGTCGCGCGGAACTGGCATGACATCGGTGCTGAACAACGTCCCCGGTACGGGCGGCTATGACTTTGGTCAGAAGGTTGAGCAGCTTCGCGGCAAGACGTTCCTCGAAGCGTTCAACTCTCTCAAGGGCGGCGGTGCGATTACCGACGTTGAAGGCCGCAAGGCTGAAAACGCGATTGCGCGGCTCAGCACGGGGCAAAGCGAGAAGTCGTTCCGTGAGGCTCTTAACGAGCTTGAGGAAGTCGTCACCATCGGCATGGAGCGGGCTTACAAGCGCGCTGGTGTTGCGCCCCCGGCGTCGGCAAAACCATCCGTTGGCGGAAACGCCAGTCTCAAATCCAAGTACGGGCTTGACTGATGGCGGACATTGATCGCGTCAAATTTAATATCTCGAAGATGATTGCTCAGGGCGCGCCCGAGAGCGACATTGACGCCTACGTCTCAAGCGAGGGAATGACGGCCGATCAGTTGCGCCAGCCCGACAAGTACAAACAGGCAGCAATTGAAGAGCGCGATGCACTGAAAGCAAAAGGCGTCGATACCGGAGCGGGATACACGCGCCGTCTTGCTCAGGGCGCGACATTTAATCTTGCTGACGAGATCATGGCCGGCGCAATGACGCCGCTCGAAATGTTCAAGCGCGGGATCAATCCGAAGGAAGCCTACAAATACGCCAAGGCGCGCGAAGATTTGATTATGGACGACGCGCGCAAGGACACGGGCGCGCTCGGCACGATTGCCGAGATCGGCGGCGGCATCGGCTCAGGCTTGGGCGCGACCAGCGCTGGTCTGACATTCTCTCGCGGTCTTGCGCCTAATGCTGGCTTGATGTCTCGCTCGCTGGCTTCGGCTGGCGACAGCGCGGCGATGGGGGCGCTTGCCGGGGCAGGTGAGGGCAATTCAGTTGGCGAGCGATTTAATAACGCGCTGACGGGCGGCGCTATCGGCGGAGGCGTTGGTTTTGCCGCTCCGGGCGCGACGAGCCTGTTGTCGCAGGCCGCGTCACCTATCCTGTCCAACATCCGTGCGCGCGTGAACCCGGAAGGGTTTGCGCAGACGCAGGTTGCGCGCGCGATTACGGAGAGCGGTCAGGCTCCGCAGGCTCTTGCGCGCTCTGTTGCCGATGCTGATGCGGCAGGGCAGGGCATGTTTACGCTTGCCGATGCGATGGGCAATTCTGGGCAGCGTATGCTGTCTTCTACAGCGCGCGCGCCTGGTATCGGTAGGACGCAGGTTGTCGATTTTCTGGAGGGTCGTCAGGCAGGGCAAGGCCGCAGGGTGGCGTCTGCATTGGCGGAGGGGTTCGATGCACCGCAGACGGCCGCTCAAGTTGAGGCTCGCCTTGCTTCCGCACGAAATGCGAATGCCGATGCGGCATACGACAGCGTGCGCAACGGCGCGGGACAGGTCGATGTTGTCGGTGCGCTCAATCATATCGATAACATCATTGGGACGGCTCCGGGGCAGCACCTACAGACGCCTAACGATAGCATTGAGTCCGTACTTCGCTCGTTCCGCGAGCGCATTGCTCGCGTTAACCCCGATGACTTCTCGGCTGTCCAACGCATTCGAGGCGACATGGCGGACGCCGCTCAGAGCGCGATGCAGGGCGGCTATGGTAACCGCGCGCGATTGATCCGAGGCGCAATCGGTCGCCTCGATACTGCTATGGAGAACGCGAGCGGCGGATTCCGACAGGCCAATCGTGATTTTGCGCAAGCTACGCGCAATATCGAATCCGTTCAGACGGGGCGCGACGCTGCAATGCGCGGCCGGCCGGAGGACACGATCCCTGCATTTCAGGCATTGCCAGCGGAAGGCCAGCAAGCATTCCGCGCTGGATATTCCGATCCGCTAATCCAGCAGGCGCAAGGAGCGGCCTTTGGCGTCAACAAGGCGCGGCCTCTCACGAGCGACGCATTTCAGGCCGAGGCCGCCGCGATGGCTCCCGGCAATGGTTTGATGCAGGAGCGTCTCGCTCGCGAAAATACGATGTTCCAGACGCGCAACGCCGCGCTCGGAAACTCAAAGACGGCCGAAAATCTTGCGGACGATGCTTCGCTCGGAATTGATCCCTC